AAGGATACGGATGCACTTTTCTGGATACGCATATACATATTCATAGCCAGCTAACTTATGTTCAGATAATACGCACTCTTCACGCTTACGAGCGAAATTCCATTCGTATTGAGATAGTAGCATCTTTCGTGTCGCATCATAGTGCAATCTGCATTGTCTAGCCGTTTCTGTTTCTTCGTCAAGGCTATATATCCTACCACCATTGATAAGACTAAGAGCCATATTACAAATATCAGTAGGTGTCATATTGCCCCCCCCTTGTATTAAAAAGGAGGGATGCATACGCACCCCTCATTCTGTTATTCTGCAGTTTCTTCCGATTTCTTGCCACGTTTCTTTGGCTTATCTTCTCCAGTTTCATCTGTAGCATCGGTTTCTTCTGCGCCTACAGTTTTAAACAAAGTATCAAAATAATCTTTGTCATATTCTGCAACTTCTTCTTTTGTGAATGTTACTGTTTCACCCTCATTAAGTAAGCCTAATGTATTGTGATACAGTTTTTTCTTAACGATATATTCCATGTGTACCCCCTATACCAAACGTACATCTGGTGTTAAGAATGCAGTGATTGTACCTGCAGTCATGTTATTGGCATTAAGTTTTAAGTATTTCTTAGCACCACTTGCCAAACGTACTGCAACTTTAGTGCCTGCTTTAGCATTAGCTGCAAGCGTGATACCATGCAACAATACCGCATTTGCAATATTTTCTGTATTGGATGTATACAAGTTAAACAATGGTGTGCCAGTTACGTCTTTATCGATACGGATAACAAGCCACAAGGATTTTTCAGCATCACCGCCATTACCATTCATAACAACATCGGAGCTGACATTAGCAGTTACTGCTTGTTTGTAAAAGAATGTATTTTGTTTATCGATATACATGTAGTTACCCCCTATTATTGTACTCGTGCTTCAGTAGACAATAACGCATCAGTTTTGCGTACTGGAATACCATTTGCACGTACTACTGTATGACCCATTTCTTGATCTTCAGAAATAGTATATTTGTGTGCTTCGTTCTTTTGCATACGTAAGAATGTACGTACAGTTGGGTTCATATACCATACCGCACGGCCCATACCCATATTAGGGATAAGTTCTTCCGCTTTAATCATCAAGTTGATTAAATCAGCACCAGTTTTAGCATCCTTAGTCAATGCAGTAACATCGATATTTGCGATACGCACAACATATCTCCAATCACGTACAGTTAAGCCTGTATCGAGTTTGTAGTGTGTACGATAACCTTGGTATTGACCGCCGTCCGCATCTGTCAATGTTTGTTCGCCTAAATCTTTATGAGTGATACCGCCAGTAGAACCTTTAGGATAGATACCATGTACAGTATTTTTGCCCCATACTACAAGATAGATAGATGTAAGGTTAGATGTACCGCCTGCATCAATAATGTTTTTACCGCTATCTGCGGATTTATCATTATAACGTGCTGCCAAGCCTACAAATTTTTCTGGGGAATTTTCATCGCCATAAAATAATGTAGAAGCCCATTCTTGGTTCATTGCTTCAAGGAAAGCATAATCTTCGGACAAACGGAACGCTGCGGAATTGCCGTTCAAATCTGCCAAGGATTTATCAATTTCAGCATACGCTTCCAACATACCGCAAGTATCTGTTACTTGTTTGGTTTTGGATTTGCTTGGTTTTACACCATAGTTAAGCATGCGCCATGTAGCTTCTGGTAAGCCAGTACGTACAGTTGTTTTATGGCCTGTAGGCAAGTTGCCCTCAACCATTGTCATGTCTTGTACGATTTCATTTGTTTGGTTCATCATTTCGATGATTTGTGCAATTGCGTTGTTAGGATCTAATCGAGATTGCACATCTAAAAGTGTTGGGTTCATAATTCCAATTGTAGCCATTTATTACTCCTCTTATTAATCACTACTTCATAGATGGATAAAGCATTTTTGCACGTTCCTCTTCGGAAATGTATGTGCTACCGCCTTGTCCGTTCCCTGCATTGTTATCTTCGCTTGCCATTCCAGCAATATGTGCGAATAGTTGAATTACTTCTACACGATTACCCAAGCCATTTTCAGCTAGGATTTCACGGATATTAGGAATTGTCTTTTCTACCGCTTCAACACCTGCGGCCGCTTGGCTAACAGTAGTATCGAATTTGTTCCCTAATACCTCACGAGCGTTATCTGCGTAACCTTTGTATTGTGCCTTGAGTGCTTCTTGCTTTTGGTTTCGTAAGCCGTTACAAGATTAGTAGCGTATTGATTGCCAAACTTAGCCATCTGTAATGCTTGCTCTTGCGTAGCACCTACACCATTTAGCATTTTTGAAAACTCATCTGCGATGGTTTGGTCTACTTCGCCACCCTCAAATGCAGTTGAGAAATCATATACAGTAGCTTCTGCAGATTGGTCGGTGTTAGTATCACCGCCATTACCGCCTAAAATCGTACTTTGTTGGTCTTGCGTGTTCGTGTCCTGTGGTGTACCACCATTTGCACTATCCGTGTTATTGTTTGTGCCTTTTTCTAAATTTTCATCCATGGTTATTCACCTTTCTCTAATTCACTTTGTTCTAAATTCTTGAAATATTTTTGCATCTGAATATTTTCTATTTGTGCTAGGTGGTATTTCTTAACACCCTCTACACCATCGCCAATCTTTCCCAAATCGTTTTGTAACAAAATAGCAACAGCCCTCATTCCCTCATTAAAGAATGTTGTACTGTTGCCTGTGAATGATTGGCTATTCAGTTTTGCTCGGTCAAGAATGCGATAAAAAAACCACCTACCAAGTTCATCACTTAGTACGTGGTTCAGCGCTTCAATATCACGCTCTCGCATATAATCTCTTTTCTGTTTCATCTAGTACCCCATTCCCATTAACTGTTGCATTACAGGGTTTCCATCATTTGCTGCATCGGTTGCTTGTTTAGCTGCACTAGCCATTTGAGGTGCTAATTGTGCCGCTTGCATCATTTGTGCTTGTTCCTCTTGTTCTTGTTGCGCCTGTTGTTGTTCTTCCATCTTAGCTTGATATTCATCATTCGATACAATTACTTTTGCAGGTACACCGAGGTTAACACCATAATAATCCGCTGCTTCCTCAAAATTGAATTTTTGTAGGATATTAGGATTGCCCTGTGCTAATGACATCAAGAATGCGAAATACTGCTCTATAGAAGTTAAGGATGATACTTTCTGAGCCTGTGCCAATGGTGAAATGTACTCTATCTTCACATCTTGGCCGTTTAACTCTTCCGCCAATGCTTCATCGATTGGCGGAAATACACCTGCACGATCTAATATCGCATAGGTACGCTCGATGATCGGATTAAGAAATTCAGATAGTAGCCGTTCTACTACAGGCCCTAATTGTTGTAACTTCTCTTGCGTGCGTTCCATGACTTCCCTTGCCGTCATTTGGCCGTTGTCCATATTGTCTAGCATAAGGAATAAATCAGCACTATATGCACGCTTGATACTGTCTTTAACTTCAATAATTTGTTGCATAATCCAATCTAGGTTGATACCTACATTAAAGATAGGTTCAACTTTACCGCCTGTATCGACTTCTGTTATACCGCCTGGAAACAACGATACACTACCAATCACATCGGATGTTACGGCCATTGGTGGTTTTACCCCTAACTCAATAGCGGTTAATCGGTCTAATTCCAACTTCTGCAACATCATCGCATCTGATTGTGCGAACCATGCACTACCTTTACCATAACCATTTAGATCATGTGTAGTGTGCCGTGCAATCGGAATAGGCCATTCTTCATAGCCACTATGTCGCAAGATTTCATCGTCTCTACTCCCCTCAACCCAGTAAATAGAGGAATAAGGCATGTTCTTGTTACCTAGCTTTCCGTTGCGGTCTTTGTTTTCGCACACTAGCCAACAAACAGTATATGTAGATGCATTGCCCTTGCCGTCATCGTATGCATTTTTAATCTTTTCGGTACAGTTCTCATATCCAAACTCTTCCACGAGTTGGTCGCAAGTCATGTTGTACTTTCTACCAAACGTGTTAACTTCACCATTAGCATTACATTCTAATGCGTAAGTGCCAATTGGATACGATGTGAAACGTACACCAACTTTACCATCAGGCATGATTGACATCGGTGCTTGTCCGAATGGTAACTCCATATAGACTTGGTGAACCACATTGTAGAAATTGGATTTTGCAAATACTGCATATAATATTTCTTCACGTTCATCTAATACTTTCGCTACATCGCTATTCGCCGCCATATCCGTATTTTCCATGGTTAGCTTAAACCATTTACGGCTAGGTGGTGTCATTCCACTCATTACACCACTGGCAAATATTTGGCAACTTTCCCATGCAATACCAGTAAGGATTTTATCGGTATATAGTTTCGATTGGCCTTGTTCACCATCGAATACACCGAGGAATGGTAATTGATAATCTCTTATCATCTTCCATTTCTCAACGTACTTTTGACGATTTGTAAACATCTGATTGAATTTAGCTTTTATTTTCTTGTAGTCTTTTGGCTTAGTTACAGGCTTTTCTGTAGGTTGCCTTGCCAAACTAGATAAGATAGTACTCATATTAACCGCCTAATGTTGTTTTGCCTGTTGCTTGATTCAAAGCACTAGCCAAGATTGTACTATCATACCCAGTTTTTTTACGCTTTTTTTCGGTGAACCAT